TCACAAATGCTATATGATGAAAAGCATTCTTTCTTTTCTAATCGTATATCCTCATACACGATACTTTTAGACTTTCTAAAAGCATATTTATTATAACAGAATGTAGGTGTAAAAAAATTTTTTTTTAATACTAATGGGTGCAGCAGTTGCCTGTCACACCCATTTCGTATACACAATAGAAAGGGCTAAACATGTCCTTGAAAGGAAAATGAATATTCCTAACATCCACTATAACATATCTGTAAAATAAGATAGGGATTTTTTTACTTGGGTTTCCTCCTTTACTTTGTAAAGAAATCCCCACATAAAATAATTTTATGGTATAGTAGAAAAACAAACATGATAGATTTCAGGCACTAGCAAAGATTTATCAGATAAAAACATCAATTAAGTGGACTTGCCTGACCATAGTAACTAGCGTTAGAGGCTATTACTTCATATATTTACAATAAGTCATAAACAGATTTGTTATCGGTTGGGAGGGATGACACAGGGTTAGTTGTATCTAGTATCTACTTATTTAAGATAATCACTCTAAGTGTTTAAACAAGCACTTTAGAGCGCTATTTTACTGCCTAGTTAACAGCATATTTTAAGAGTACACACACATAAATAACGCCCACCGCCACATTAAACCCTACCCCAAGCCCTTGTGTTTACAGGCTACAATCCTATATGTTGTGTTGTCTAGGTATGCACACTATATATAGTACATACAACATGTAGTAGGTACAGTTTGGTAAAGATTGGTAGTTGTTTAAACAGTAACAGTAAGGGGATAGACAAACATTAATATCGGCAAAAAATTATTGCTTTCAAATCCAACAGAAACACCGAGCAAAATCTTAGGCGCAGAAAGTTACGCCTAAGAAATGACACCTAAAATTTAGAATTATTTTGTAGATTTATAAAAAATTTTTCATGCGCCTGAAATAGTCAATGTTTATAGGCTTTCACTAGGTATATTTTTGTAGAAATATGACAACATAAGTTGGCATAAAACACAGACCTAGTAAATTTATTAGTAACACAATAGAGATGGACTTAGACATCTACTTAAAAAAGCCTAAGAAAGTGGTCGAGGCAAGTACAGGCAAAATGCTGTTCAACTAAATACTAAATACAGGCAGAGTAGCCCCAAAGAGAATGACCGAGTGTAATCGGTAAAAACTCTTCTTCTAGCGAAGATTGGTCGAGAGGCATAAAACAACACCACTAGCGAAAAAAGATTAGTTACAGAAATCATTAGACAACAGTTACACTTTTCCACCAACAGCAGATAGGTCGCATATTCTATTTATGCCTTATATTTTTTATTGCTTGTTTAAACAATGAGCAATAAGAAATACACTTATAATTTTTATGAGTGTATAGTAAATATATAGGAGGCAAACACAATGGAAACTAAACAAAAATCTAGTACAGATACACAAGAAGAAATTAAATTCTTCGAGGGTAATCGTGAAGAGTGGCTTAACAAGGTTGCAGACTTTATCTATGATGAGATAAGCAAAGAGTTTGTATGCGAGGTTGAGCGTGATGTAATCAAATTATCTATGGGCTTTATGCCAAAAGGTAATTCCAAAGCTATTGGAGTATGTCATTATGAAGAGCATAGCGAGGGTGATGTTAGAGAAATCTTTATCTGCCCTACTCGTACAGGCACTTCACTTGCCCAAAGTATCGAAACAGCGCAGATTGTTGCCCATGAGGTAACTCATGCAGTATTGCCTGTTGGCGTAGGACATGGTCACCGCTTCAAGAAAATCATTATGGACTATCTAGGAGCAGATGGTATTCCTACAGCAACAGTTGCAGGTGCGCAGTTTACTCTACTTATACAGGACTTTATCAAGGAGTTAGGCTTACTTCCTCATTATGCTATCAAGCAAAAAGAGGGTGCAGGTTCAACTACAGTTGCGGTCAAATGTACAGGTGCAGAGGCGTGTGTCGGTGCTAGTGACAAATCTATTGCGCAGGGTTTCGGCTTAATCAGTCGAGTATCTATGGCAGTCTATAAGAAAGTTGGCGATAACTTTCGTTGCATGGCTTGTGGTTCTTCTACAGTTGTAGACTTACCGCTAAAATTGCGTAAAGATTACCAATAAGTATCGTAGAGCGCTTGTTTAAACAATGAGCGTTCAACGATATTTATCAACAGATAAATATTCACACAATATTAAGGAGGCATTAAATGGTAGAGCAATATGTAGTTCAAGCTAAATGTGTATTTAGTAAGTTTATTGATGTTCATATAGTTTCGGCAGAAAGTAATGACCATGCGTTACAGCAATGGCGTTCACTCAATGGCAAACTAGGTATCAATGTAGACACTAGATACATAGAAAACAGTATCAAAGTTCAAAGAGCAGGATTGACTGATGACTTATACTTTAGAGATATAAGACTAGCTAACAGTTCAACTGTATCTAATCATAACTTTGGCGTGTCTATGGAAGATACCGATTGCGGTAATCCAAAAGACAAGCACTTTCTAACTATGGAAGAAGCAAAGCGCACACTATCCAAGCTAGATTATGCAGAGTTGTTTGTGAATACTGATAGTACAAGTAAGTATGACAGTAAAAACAAACCGCCATTCTAATTGTAATTAGTTAGACCTCGTTGTTTAAACAGCGAGGTTTATAGTAGTTACAACAAAGTAATTACTAACTTAATGTAGGGTAAGGGTTTATAGAATAGGCAGGTTTTGATACGAGAGAGCGATTTTG